AACAGTCATTGGTTCAAGGTGTTAGCAACATAAAGTTGGACTCTCTTATTCCAGATTCTGGAGTAACAGTTGCCAATCAAGCACAGGTTACTGCTGGTCAGACAGACTTGATGAATCAGTTGGCTCCTTTTGAAGTGGACACAACTGCATCAGCATTTGATACAAAAGACATTATTGATGACAATTCTGGGTTTAGCACAACAACAACTGCACCAGTAACAATAGATTCAGGAGTAATAAATCCTGCTACAGATGTTGCAAATATTGCTGGAACAGATGCAACTACAACAGAAGCAGTCACTAATCTAAATCAAGATTTGACAAGCAGTGCTGGAACAGACGCAACCAAGATAGACACTACACAAACTACTGTAAATATTGGAGAAAATATCATGGGTGATGATGACGAAGTAATTGATTTTGAAGGCGCTGGAATGTCTGCTGGTCTAAGCGAATACTTGGCAGACCCAGAGGGCGCTACCATGTATGCTGACATTCAACGAGAGTTGAATTTAGACCCAGAAGGTGCGGCAATGTCTGCTAATTTAGGTCAGGCTATTCAAGATTACTCAACGGGAACTGGTTTAACACTTAAAGATGCTGTTAAGTTCTTTAAAGATAATCCTAATCTTGCCAAAGCCGCAACCAGTGTGATTGCTGGTGGTGTTGGCTTGTTTGGCACTAAGCTGGCTACTGACACTGCTACAGATGTTGCAAATATTGCTGGAACAGATGCAATGAAGTTTAAGCCTGTTGGCGTGACCACTAGGTTTGGAACCACAGATTATAAATACGATGACAAAGGTAATCTTGCCACTGCTGGTTACACGCTAACTCCAGAACTCAAGGCAATTCAAGATAAGTTGATGACGGGTGCAACTCTGAGTCTTGATGAGGCAAAGAAGGTTGCAGACCTGTATGACCCACTGAAGAAGGCATCTACAAGCCTGTTTGACCTGGGTACATCGTATTTGGCTAAAACACCAGAGCAAGTTGCCTCTGATTACATGGCAAAGCAACAAGATTTGTTGGCTCCTAGCCGTGAGCGTCAAATGTCTCAGTTGCAAAACACCTTGTTCCAGCAAGGGCGAGGTGGTTTGTCTGTTGGTGCAACCAGTGCCCGTCCTAGTGGTGCTAGAGGTCTTGGAGCAACCACTCCTGAGATGGAAGCGTATTACAACGCATTGGCCCAACAAGATGCTACTTTAGCGGCAGGGGCACAGCAAGCAGGTCAACAGAGTGTTCTGTTTGGCAAAGGGTTGCTTGGTGCTGGTGGTGAGTTCCTTGGCAAGTACACTGCTGGTCAAGCTGGAGCCTATGACCCATTCAAGAACCTGTTGAGTACTGCTGGTGCTGTTGAGGGAATGGGTGCTGGTGCATTGCAAACTGGTGCTGAATTGGGTGGTAGAACTACTACTGCGGCAACTAATGCAGCAAGAACTTTACAGCCATCTGCATCGGTTAATCCATATAGTTCACTGTTTCTAAGTCTTGCAGATGATCCATCATTTAAAACTGCACTTCAAGACTTTATAAGTGGTGGTTCTTCTGGAACAAATTATGGTACGGCAAGTCGTGCCAACGATGTAAATACACTTTTCTAAGGAATAGTCATGGCAGAGATTGTTGGAAGTTTATTTGGGGTGACTCCTGAGTTGTACCAAGAGCAACGGGATCAGATGGCTCGTCAACGGGCTATGCAATTGGCAAGAATGGCTCCTCTTGAGCAAGCATCCTATGGTGCTGCCAGGGCTGGTCAGCAGTTTGGTGGTGCATTTGCCTCTGCAATGGGCGTAGAAGACCCACAGTTAACAAAGATCAGGCAACAACAAGAGTTGCTCAAAGGATTGAACTTGCGTGATCCACAGTCTTTGGAGCAAGCCGCCATTCGAGCCAACCAGATGGGAAATACCCAATTAGCTTTTAAATTGCTTGAGTTAGCCGATAACGCACAAGTCAGATTACAACAGGCACAAACACAAAGACAAACTTTATTGGCTCAACTCGTTGCCCAACGTGCTTATGAACCAGGCACACCAGAAAGAGCACCAGTGCTTGACAATCAAGAACAACAGCAGATGGCAGATCAAGGTACTCCAATGCCTGAGAACATTGCCGCTGTTGGGCCAAGTTTCGACATTCGCAGAGTTGCTCCTCAGTTGCAAGCACTTGGCGCACCTGGCTTTGCACAACTTAAAGCGGCTAGTGAGGCGGCTGCTTTTAGTAAACCTGAGTACAAAGAAGCTGGCGGTGTTTTGTATGAGATACCTAAGTTTGGCGATAGTGGCCCAAGGCCAGTAACTCAAACAGCAAGAAAAACAATCACCATTGGCAATCGTGTTTTAGACGCAAACACAATGGATGTTTTGTTCACTGCAGATGCAACTCCTGCGGCTGTTGCCGAATGGAAGGCATTTCAAGCATTGCCTAAGAATGAGCAGCAATCATTCTTGCAATTACAGGCAGCAAAACGTCCATCTACAACAATCAGTATGCCTAATGAGGGTGAAAGAAAGGCGGCAACTTTGGCTAACAGATTAAACTTTAGCGTTGAGCAAATCAATCAAGCAATTGGAATAGACCCAACTGCGGCAATGCCAAATACCAGTGTTGAAATTGCAAGATTTTTAAGTCGTTCAGAATTGATCCCCAATAAATTAACATCAGCACAACGGCAAATTGTAGAGTCGGCTCAATTGGATATTTTGGACGCTGCATTGACCCTTGGAACTGGTGCTGCCTATACGCAAGCTCAACTTGAGGGATACCGCAAGTCATACTTCCCACAAATTGGCGATAAACCAGAGAATGTGGTTTCAAAAAGAGCAAGGTTGCAAAACATATTGCAAAGTGCAGCAATTGCATCTGGCAGAGCAAAAGTTCCAACTCAGATACCTGCTTCTGGTGCTGATTTATCCTCAATCATTACTGCCCCTGCAAGCAACTAAGGAATAATCATGGGACTAAGAGAAGACCAGATTGCACAAGCCAAGGCGATGAAATCGCCTGATGGTAAGAGAATGTTTACTGATGAGCAGATTGAGGCGCACGTTAAGTCGTTAGATTTGCAGCAAACATTTTCTCGCTCAGTGCTTGATCCCAATCAGCCAGACCCGCCATCACAAATTCTGCGATCTATGGCGCAGGGTTTGACATTTAACACAGCAGATGAAATTGAGGCTTATCTAAAAACACTTGATGGTGGTGATAGAGAAGCGACCTTGCGTGATATACGCATGAAGTTAAAAAACTACCAAGCGGCAAGTCCGATTGCATCAACTGCCGCAGAAATTGCTGGGTCATTGCCATTAGCCGTTGTTGGTGGCCCTGCCGCTGGTTCAACACTATTGCGGTCTGCTGCCAAGGTCGCAGGGGTTGGTGCTGGTATGGGTGCAGCAAGTGGCTTTGGTCGAGCAGAAGGCGATGTACTTGATAGACTTGCACCAGCGGTAGCAGCAGGAGCAACAGGCGCTGTAGCAGCCCCGTTAGTCTTTGGTGGCATGAAGTTGGTTGGTAAATTGACTGACCCAGTGCTAGATTTTGCCGCTAGAAAGTTTGGTGATAAATTTTCTAAGTCAGTTGAAACTGAAATAAGGCGCATCACTGAAGCAACAAGGATGACACCAGACGAGATTGTGCAGCGGGTGGCTAATGGTGAACCTTTATCTGAAAACCAAGCCTTGTTAAGTGCAGTGCGATTGCTTTATGCACAGGGCGGTCAATCAGCCAGCATTTTGAGAGAGTCATTAGGGACTAGGCCAACGGCTTTGCGTGAAGCTGCTGTTGCCGACATTCAACAAACATTGGCTGGTGACATCAAAGACTCCAATGTTTTGCGTGGGTTTAAGGCTTCTGAGGCTGAACGCAAAGTAGCTAGAGGTCAGTTGTATGAGCAAGCGTACGAGTCTGGTGGAATCATTACCCCAGAAATGCTGGCTTCACTTAGAGAAGCATTGAAAAGAGCGCCTGACGCTGCTGAAAATATCAATGCTCTGCACTTAGCAAAAACTGGGCAAAAACCATTCTTTAAAATTGACGAAACTGGTGAGATTCAATTTATTAGAGCGCCAAACATTCAGGATATGGAAACAGCTAGGCGGGGCATTTCGACAACAATTAACAACAAATTTAAATCAGGTCAAGGTGATGTTGGAACAGAACTTAAGCCTTTTGAAACGGCATTAAGAGATGAGATCAACAAATCTTCTCAGGCGCTAAAAGATGCTAGGACAACTGCTGCCAGCAATAAGACCACAACAGAATCATTTGACGCTGGCAAAAAAGCCTTTGGGAAAAGTCCAGATCAAATTGAAATTGAATTTGAATCTGTTGTGGCAAAGGGCGAGGATGCGGTGTCAGCATATCGGGCTGGTGTCATGGATCAGCTACGGTCAAAAATGACAATGGGTGGCAGGACAACCATGATGGGCAAATTGGAAGACGCTAATACAAAAGAAGGTGCAATTTTTAGAGTAATTTATCCTAAAGATAAGGTTGACGGCATATTGAAACTGGCTTCAACTGCCGCACAGTCTCAACGAGCTGCCGCAAAAGTCATGGGAGGTTCAGACACTTTTGCAATGCAAGCTGAAGCAAAGCAACAAGGCATAAACATTTCTGGTGAAGAAATTTCATCTGTTTTGAGTGGCAATCCTTTTAGTGTCGCAAGAGTTTTAAGCAAATGGATGCAAAAAAATGAGCCAAATTTGACATCAGAACAAAAGCAAGAAGTTGCTAGAATTTTAATTTCTACAGACCAAGATGTTGTTAAAAAAGCATTGTTGGACAATTCAAAGTGGGACGAAATTCAAAGAAAAGCAAGAGCAATTTCTAGCAGCATTACACGCACAACACCTGGCCTGTTTAATGTCCCAACTCAAAATCTAAGAGAAATGATTTCACAATAAGGAGCAAGACATTGATCCTCTCACGCTACTGGCACTTGCAAATACCTGCGTGGCAGGTATACGCAAAGGGTGTGAACTTTATAAACAGGTTAAGGGCACGATTGCAGATGCCCAAAAAACTGTTAAAGAGGTCACGGCTATTGCTGAAGAAGTGGGTGGCTTCTTTGGGTTTTTTAAGAAGAAAAAGCCTCAAGCCACAGCAACTCCAGTTGCAGCCAAAGCAAAAAAGGCAGAGGCCGAAATTTGGGATGAAGGTAGAGTTGTGGCTGATCTGGCGGCAAATCTGTCGCAGTTCTTCAAGGTTCAGCAACAGCTTGCAGACCACATTCGTGAGGAAGAAGAGAAGTCTAAAACTGTTTATGACCCAAGTCAGAACATCATGGAGTCGGCGCTAAACAGGGAACTTGCCAAGACCCAGTTTGAGAAGTTAGCCAAAGAGATTCGTGAGATTATGGTGTATCAGTCACCCCCAGAATTGGGTAACTTGTACACCAGGGTGAACCAAATGCGGGTCATCATCATTGCTGAACAAGAAGAAGCAAGGTTGGCTCAAGAAAAGAAACAACGAGAGGTTGAATGGCAACGCAGAAGGGTAATCGAGGCAATCCAAGACAAGGCAATCTACGTGGGAGCTTGTCTGGTGTTCGTCCTCTACCTGGTTCTGTTCTTCAGTCTCCTAGTAATGGATCGAAAAGTAAGATGGGGTTTCTAGTCGCTCTTTGTTGCATGGTCTTGGTGTTTGTATTGTTGTTGCCATTGCTTGGCAGCATCTATTACGACACCTTGGCGGTTCAACGCGAGAGCAAAATGCAGATTGAGCGCATGGAAAGACTGCGCCAGCAACTTGAGTATGAACGCAAACAACTTGAAAGGTTAAAAAATGATAACTCTGTTCTCATCCCTGGTGAGCTTCCTGATGGGCGGCCTACCCAAAATCCTTGAATTTATACAAGATAAGTCTGATAAGAAGCATGAACTTGCATTAGCTGCAATGCAGACTGAGAGAGAACTGACCCTCAAGAAAGCTGGCCTGGAGACTCAAGAGCGCATTGAGCATATCCAGACTGAGCAGATTCAGATCAATGCAGATGTTCAGATGGCCCAAGCCGCCATGCAAGAGCGTCAAGCCCTCTACGCCCACGATATAGCCCTTGGTGAAGGCGCATCCACCTGGGTCATCAATATGCGAGCAGCAACCCGTAGCGTCATCACTTACGGGATGTTCATCATGTTCATGTTTGTCGAGGTCTTTGGCTTCTACTATGCTTGGCACACAGATGTGGCATTTGATACAGCACTCAACCAACTGTGGGATGATGAAACCCAGATCATTTGGGCGTGTATCGTCAGCTTCTGGTTTGGTGGTCAGGCGTTCCGTAGCAAATGATAGGCTTGTACGCAATCGTCAATAAAGCCAGTAGTAAGGCTTATGTTGGTAGCTCTTTTAATGTTGGAGCTAGATTGGCTACGCATAAGTCAAAATTGAATAAAAACAAGCATCACAACAAACATTTACAGTTTGCATGGAACAAAGATAACGGTGATGGTTTTGAATTTAAATTGTTAAAAGAATGCCAGAGTGAAGCAGAGTCCGCAAATTTAGAACAATGTTTTCTTGAATGTTTCTTTGGCAAAGATTTATACAATTTTAAAAACATGGCTTTTGGGGTTGGCTCTGGCAAATCTCATCCAAATAAAGGCAAGCCATTATCAGACGCTCACAAGAAAAAAGTGTCTGATGCCTTGAGTGGTATTGGCAGACCACACAAAGAAGAAGTCAAAAAAATCCTTAAAGAAAAATCAACCAAATACAAAGTTTTAACACCAGAAGGGGTGTTTGTTGGTTTGAATGAGGCGGCTAATTTTTACAAGGTTACTGAAACCACCATACGAAATTGGTGTATAGGTAAAAGAGGCAAATGTTCTAAAACTGGTTTTACAAGGGTTTTGCTATGAACATCAGTGCCCAAGCTGTGGAAATGATTAAGCACCATGAAGGTGTGCGGTTTAAACCTTATCGTTGCCCAGCAAAACTCTGGACAGTGGGCGTGGGCCATGTTTTGTACCCAGAACAAGGAAAACTCAAGATCGAAAATCGTGATGAGTTTCTTTTACGCCCTGAAGATAATCGTGTATGGACAAAGGAAGAAGTAGATGGAATTCTCAGAAGTGATCTTGCAAGGTTTGAGCGTGGTGTGGCCCAACTTCTTCCAGTTGTCCTTACCCAAGGTGAATTTGATGCTTGCGTCAGCTTTAGCTTCAATGTTGGTCTGGGAACATTACAGCGCAGCACCTTCCGTCAAAAGGTTATTCGTGGCGATAAAGATGCGGCGATAGAGTCTTTGTTGCAGTATTGCAAAGCTGGTGGCAAGGTTCTAAGAGGCTTGGAAAGCAGACGCAAAGATGAGGCGGCATTGTTCAGGTCTTGAGTTCCCCACGTTTAAACATCTTGTGTTTCTTGAAAAAGTACTTGATGACCTGTAGGCTAACACCAAACCGCTCGGCAATCTTTTGCATTGACTCGCCTTGCTCACGCAGCACAAGTACTCGGCGTTCGTCAATCGGTGTGGGCTTGCGCCCACTCCCAGGTCTTGCTCCACCTTTCATGCGGCTTCCTTTGGTTTGCGTGCGTCAACGCAGGGCTTGCACACGTATTGCGACTAATGGTTTCCCAAATTTCCTCATCCGTTAGCCCTACCCATTTGCGCTGTGGTGGGGTGGTGTCGTGACTTGTTTGGTCAAGCATTACAGTACGGGCTAATGCTTCACACGTTGGGCATGGCTGTGCCAACGCCAGCATCTCTTGCACTTGAGTAGTAGAAGGCCACCAATCTGCATGATGTCCACAAAAGTCTCTGATTGCTTTTTCAGTTGGTGTCATATCAAATCTCCAACACATCAAGTTGCATGGTGATGCGGCGGTCAAGTTCCTCAAGCCCGTTCACAATCCCGTTAAGTCGTTGGGCTAGCTCCGAGTTACCATCGCGGTTGGGCATGCTTTGCTTTTCTTCTCGCACTAAGTTTGGGTCACGCGACACCACGCGCAGCCGATGCACAAGCTCATCAAGCCTACCAAGGCACTGCTCAACTCGGTTGTCGATTTGGTTCGCAGCGGTGAAAAT